GACCATCATTCTAGCACTTGGTTCTCCAGCGTAATCGCCGTGGAAATTAGAGAGTTTAAACCCCATCATACTGGGGTGATATTGGGACGTACCGTTATTCCAGTGCTTTGCGTCCATTTCGTCTAAAAGAGACGTCAATTTGCGGTTATAATCCGTAGAATACGTTATATTACTTTGAGGCATTATATATTACTATACTATTTTAATTTATAATGCGTATTGAATTATTAACCCTTAGTTTTATTCTAAATCTTTTTTTTGGCGACGAACTGTCTTTTTTTTGGCGACGAACGGTAAACTGCGTCGCCTTTTGTAAAGTTTCTTCCAAATATTTTGGAGAATAAAAAAAATATTCATTCAAGTCCCCCTACGCGGAAGTTTCTAAAATAGGACGCAGTTTACCGTTTACCGCCAAGAAATATAACCCTCTACCTTACTATTAATTTGATGCCTAACCCTAGCACTTTAGCAAAACTTCTTCATACGCCCAGCACCACTTGAGACAGCACCCATTGCTCCACCACTTGATGCCGAACCCATTGCCCCGCCTTTTGAATGACGCCTCATACCCTTATAAGCAGTTAGAGCACCGTTAAGCAATTTACCTCCAATCATTCTTTGTGCTTCTTGAGAGTGGATGGCGGATGCTTGACCTCCATTAACAGAGTTCAAGACCATTTCCTTAGTTAGGATACCAGTATAGACCGCAGAGACGCCTTGTTGAGTGCTGAATATGCCCGAATTGACGCATACCACACAGATTTCCACTGGAAGATTGTTAGCGGAGTACTGACTAGAAACCGTCATTTGGAATTGGAAATTGTAGTTTCCTAAAGAACCACTGGTGATGTAGTTAGGAAGTGAGAGGTCGTAAGGTGGAACCAAGACAAGGACAGACCCAGTTGTGCCTACATTCTCCGAGACTCCACCAGTGTAGGAAGATGCTTGACCGCTAAACTCCGCCCACGATTGAGCGGAACCGTTTTTCATTGAAGTACGCCACAAATCATACTGAGATGCCGAGGACAAAAGACCCGATTGATTGTTGAGATTTACACTGATGTTGTTGATAACGAACTGAGACATTGTGTTATTCCAGTTTTGCTGAGACATTGGGACACGAGCAGTAATGATAAACATATCGGGGATTTGATTAATCTGTAAATTAGAACTTACAACTTGGATTGTCTGTCCCGAATTGATAGTCGGGTTGTTAGCACTTGAGGTCAAATAACGGGGGAAATCCATATAAGGCACAATGTTCTTCGTTTGGATTAAATCGGATGGTTGTGTGCTTAAGAACTTGAATAACAAACGAGGAGATGTGACGGTTGCTCCACTGAGGATTGCTGTTTGTCCCGCATCTCTAGACTGTGCTGGGGTTGCAAGTTGGAAAGGTTGAAGAGCAGATAAGAAAGAAGTGGTAGTTCCAAGTTGGATTCCAGTAATGTAGTCGTTAGCAGAAGACCACAAACGGAGGCATTGTGAGTCAAGATTGAATGTGAACGCCATATTGTTAATGCCTAAAAGACCTTGACTGTTGTATTCGGGGTTGCCCCAAATAAAAGGCGAGAGGAAGATGGGTTCAGTAATAACAGTTGATATACCGATTTTCCAAGTATCCGCCACGTCAGTAGATAATAAACTTTGGTCGGTCCCACCAGCAGTAATGGTGTGTTGGACGGAATAAATAATCGGAAACGAACCTCTTGGGACTTGGTCTAAATCGTAAGAGGGGTTGTTGTAAGACGCTAAAGGGTTGTTATTAGCATTTACACCAGTAATATATTCTGCGTATGCTTGGTCGGGAAGAGCGGGGGTCATTGAGTTATAACGGTACAACTCTCTACTGTCGTTCATTCTTAACAAAGAGGGCAAGACATCCTTGGTATTGATGCTACACGTGGTGTTGTTAATCTGAACGGTTGCTGTTGTGAAGAGGGAGTTAAGAGGAAACGCTTGGAACGCATCTGTTAAACCATACGCCCACGCCAATTCGCCTATTGGAACTCCCGTAATGGATAACTCTACTGAAAGAGGGACGTTAATAAGAACATCTCGCCCAATCACGACATTTTCTGATGGTACTTGGACGTTAAATATAATTGCGGAAGAACTAGCACTTGTGGAAGGGAAAGGTTGAAAAGTGGTTTGAGATGCCCCCGATTTGACGGCAAAGTCCATATCAGAGGTAATATCGCCAATAACTGAGTCTCTAACGAGGATTGTTTTAAAGTCCGACATCTTATATACTATACAATTATAAAATATCGGGGACTGAACGCCTAAATAATATTTTTTTTGACGGCGAACGGTAAACTGCGTCGTTATTTCAAAAGTTCCACGTAGGGGCAAATTATCTCATCATCAAAAAATAATTCCTAAACATTTGGAAAAAACTTTATAAAAGAGGACGCAGTTTACCGTTCGCCGTCAAAAAATCCTCGTCCTATTATTTGTTTCTGCGACCCCCTTTAGACGCCCCTTCGGCAGTCATTGTCGGCATATTTTGCCCTATAGTTCCTTTATCATTATAAGCACCCTCAGCATTCTTCTTTAAAAAGGCAATCTTAATCGTGACCGTTCCCCCACTTGCTAAACGAAACGGCACTAAAGACCCATTAACCAATCTATAAAATATTTGTAAATCCAAGTTGAAAAGAGGTCTATTACCGTTAAGAGTAATCAATCGGTATTGTGCTGAAGGTTGATAGACGAGGAAAGGACGATATGCCCCACTCTCACTTACTAAATCCGTCACAATATTTGCGAAGTCCGAGTTATTACCTTGAAATCCGAGTTGTTGATTATTATTTAAAACGAGAGGTGTACTGACTTGATTTGGCGTAATAGGCATCGTATTACTCGTAAAGACAATTGCCGAAACGGGCGAAATATTTGCTATAGTACTTGTCTCTTGATAAGTAGAAATATAAGGAATGGATATTGGTGCGACCCCAGTAGCAATGGTGTCTACTTGAGGCGGTGTAATGAGAGAGGTATTTAACCCGCCTTGATTAACGACCCCGATTTGGAAGTTTTCATTACCTCCTAAAAGAGAATAACCGTTAATCGTCACGGGGAAAGAATTAAACAGATAAAACAGAGGGGCGTTCCAATACATCTTAATAGGTTCATTACCGCTAAGTGCGGGGTTGACGTCGGGGTTTAAATCATATTGAGGAATGGTAAATATTGACCCAGTATCACTTGACGTGTCCCATTGAAACAACGGCGGGAAATCCTCTGCTTGAATAGTGTAAACTGCTCCACCACTCCAAACATCGTAAGTAGGCATCGTATCACCACCCGCCAACACTGCTGTCGTAAGTGCGGTCAAAGCGTTCTTATACGTTTCGGTAATTAACAACGCTATATATTGATAGGAATAAGTATTGTAATATCCAGTGGTGTTGTTTTGGAGACCGTTAGAGGTTTGATTTGGAGGAGGAGGAGGAGGTAATGTTGACTGGTCTTGAGGAATCCATATTAAAGGAGTTGGTCCGCTAGTGTAATCGTTCCCACCGACTGAGTAAGTAAGGGTTATATTATAGATTGTTAAATCGGGATTGCCTTGATTTGGGACAATTGACGGAATCCAAACGGGTAAAGTACCAGTATCCACGCTAAAGCGGATAATGCTTAAATAGTAGTCTTCGGGGCAATTAATAAAAGGAAGAGTTCTGCTCTCGTTGTAATAAAATACGGGAGGTAATGTGTTGGAACTTTGGAAATTACTAATCGTCACGTCGTAATAGACTTGGTCGGGGTTATTATCTCTTTTTACTACGTTTAGTTGCGACATCTTATATATAATGTAGATTATTTAATTACAATATATACAACGAATATTTTTTTGACGGCGAACGGTAAACTGCGTCTCTATTTGGAAAGTTCCACGTAGGGGGACATTATCTCATCATCTTTTTTTTCTTCCTAAACATTTGGAAAAAACTTTATAAAAGAGGACGCAGTTTACCGTTTAATTCCAAGATTTCTAAGCGTAGCACCGTTCCTTAACCCTTTAGACCACTCTTAGAATAACAAGGGAAGAAGCACTAGTGGAATAATTAGCACCACTGTCTGTATTTACGACGACCTCTAAATCATCTAGACCGTTAGATTGGAATATCCCACTTACACAGAGGGTAGCATTGTCTACCGTGACTTGGTTGGCGAGTTCAAAGAGGGCAATAGTAGTAGCACCGTAGGTAAGTGAAAGAGAAAAGATAGTAGCATTCGTCATTGCGAGGGCAATGGATGTGTTGACTACGTATTGACCTAAAGCGGGAGTGACGGTTAAGAGGACTTCATCTGTGTTGGCGGTGAGAGCAACACCAGCGGGAATAGTAGGAGCACTAAAAGCACTTGTTAATTGACCTTGAGCGGATAAGAAGGACATTATATACTATATTGTTATAAAAAATTGGATAGTCGCCTAAATAAATTAGAAATCCGCATTGAACTCAAAGACATCCCCGACTTGCTCCCTATTTGCGAGAGCATACGATGAGACTTTTGCCTCGAAGAAGTTGGACTTTTGCTCTAAAGAGATGAGTTCCATATAACTAAAAGGGTTTGTTGTGTTATA